TCTCGGTCAGAAAGATCCAGTAAGTGAGTATAATTCAACTCTCTGGAATTCTGGTATTGAGGCGAACAAAGAGATCGCACGTAAACAGAAACGTAGGTTAACTTACATTTCGAATGTTTATGTACTCAAAGACCCAGCCAATCCCCAGAACGAAGGTACTATTCGTTTGTATAAGTTTGGTAAGAAGATTTGGGACAAACTTAATGATAAGATGAATCCCGAATTTGAAGATGAAACTCCAGTTAATCCATTTGATTTATGGGAAGGCGCGAACTTTAAGATCAAGATTCGCAAAGTTGATGGTTTTTCAAATTATGATAAGAGTGAATTTGAGAACCCTTCTCTTCTAGATGAAGATGAGGCTAAGATGGAAGAAATCTGGAAAGGTGAACATTCTTTAGCAGAGTTTACTGATCCAAAGAACTTCAAGACTTATGCTGAGTTGAAAGAGAAAATGGATCGTGTTCTTGGTTTAACATCAAACCCAGAAGTTCATAATGTAACTAAGAGTACTCCTCCTTTTGATGGTGGACAACCCTTCAAACCTAAAGAAGAAATTGCACCTGAAATAGCATCAGCAGCAACGGCAGAGACCGAAGATGATATGAGTTATTTCAAGCAACTTGCTGAAGAGTAATCTATGCTGTTCCGGGAAGTTGATTTCTCGTATGTGGATTAATTGGAGGAGACATGGCCATCATTGGTGTATTTGAGGTTCTTACACTACTTTGGTTGTTGTTATTGACAATCATTGGTGGAGCTGCTGTATTTGTTGTTTCACTTTTTGCCATCCAGTTTTGGTATTCTAATCTTGAGAGTAATTCAGCAGATCGGAGCATCATCGTGGCCGCGTTATTATCCATCATTAATTCACCTTTATGTACTACGGCGGGTCCAGTCTCTAAGATTGGTCCCCCTGTAGCTATTTGAGGTAATGCAGCTAATTCTTTTTGTATTTCTGCTATTTTTTTGGCTCTATCTTCTTCAGAAAATCCACGCCAAAGATTAGTGACTGAAGCTTCTTCAGTTTTTCTACCTTTTGTAATCGACATCTGCAGTTGTAAATCGGCTCTTTTCTTTGCAACTTCTTTAGGATCAGGTTTTTCCTTACCACCCAACCAAGTAGGAAGAGATATACTATTGAATATATCTTTAACTGATTGAACTATTTTTTCAAATAAGGCTACTATTTTATCTGGAATCTTTGCAAATAGTTGTATAATCTTTTCACCTATTCCTATTTTTTCTCCACCATCACCTTCAAATGTCAGCAAATCTTCAAACCATTTCTTAACTTGTGCCCATTTTTCTGATACGAATCCTGTTAAACTTGTCCACGCTGTATCAACACCTAAAAACGTAAATACAGTTTTAAACCAACCTACTATATCATTCCAGACTCCTCCTACGTAAGCAGAAAGATTTGTCCATCCTTCAGAAATCGCTGCACCATAATCGAATGACCATAATTCTTTAAACCAAGTTACTACTTTGTCCCATACTTCTGACATGAAGTTCGTAATACCTTGCCATGCTGATTTGAACCATGCACCAATTTTATCAAAAGCTGCAGCTACTTTCTTTGCCCCAATAAGACCAAGTATTCCTCCGATAGCGGCGCCAACTAATCCTCCAACAAGTGTTCCGATTACAGGAACAACACTTCCTAATCCTGCTCCTATCATTGCCCATTTTCCTGCATTTTTAAACATATTCTTAATACCACCATCAGCCTCTCCTGCAAAGAATCCACCAAGAAAACCAGAAATCTTACTCACACCCCAATCCATAGCATTCATAGCACCATCGAAACCACTCTTGAGTGCCATTACTAAACCAGCAACTATTGCAGCAGGGCCCATGAATTTCAAAAGTGTGGGTCCCAGTAATGCTGTAAATTTTGCTCCGATTCCTGCAAATGCTGTTTTAACTCCTGCAAATATAGTTGTGCCTAATGCGGCCAACATTTTTGTTATTCCACCTTTTGCAAATAGACCACCTAATGAAAATCCTTTTAATCCTTTAAATGCAAATCTTTGGCCAAAGAAATCCATGAGACCACCCATGAGTCCACTACCTTCTTCATTTTTTTGCCAATTCAAAACATTAACATCCTGTGCACCAGCTTTATCTTTTCTGGCTCTAGCTGCTTCTCTTTGATTTTCTCTTGTCACTCTAGCTACTGCATCCGCAGAATCGGCGGCAGATTGTCCCTGTGAAACTAGTGTTTCTGTTAATGACTTGATATTACCTAGACCGGTATCCTGTGATTTATTTAATGTTGAAAGTTTAGAACTAACTTCACTTAACTTGGCATTTGAATTTTGTTCGGCTTCAGCCATTTACTTCCTTTGTTTAGCTTGTCTATTTTGTTCTGCTATTCTATCGTTTTCTTCTTTAATCCATTGTTGTAACAATATAACATAAATTTGTCTTTCAAATGGCATCATATTTTCTAATTCGGTAAGACTCCACTTATGATGCTGAATCATGGAAAAGTTTGTTTTAAAGTGATTTTCCAGGGAATCGTGATTCAGCGCTATACGAAAAAAGTGTCTATTCCCTCCAACATCACCTTCACAGATTTCTTACATTCAGGACATACCCAATCAACCTCTTTATATAATTTTGGCATATCTTCAAAGAATTCTCTAACCTTAGTAAATTGTTCCGTGTTTAATGATTCTATAAAATCATTTAATTCTTCTTTACTTGTATCCCTTGATTTATATATATCATCACCTTCCCAAATATATTCAATACTATCTGATATTATTTTAAACACTTCATCAGCAGTTGGTGCTCTGTCCGTTCCTACAAAACTTTGCATGGCATTTAAGTCTGGATATTTTAATTTTATTCCAATATCACCAGTGATATTTATTTTACCATCACGTATTTTTGTTTTATCTAATTCTATATCATCAATACTAAGTGTTATATTACAAGTCTTTTCTTTACTACATTCACACTCCATTGATTCTGGCCGTAGTAAACTAAGTTTGATTTCATCACCAACGGACTTTCCCCTTAGTTGAAGAAAGTAGTATTCAATATCGAAAGGTGCAAGTGTTTGAATGTCAAGTTTACTTTGAGTACATGCCCGTAAAACACTTTTTATTGCTTCACTTATTGATTCACTGCCACCTTCAGCTGCCATCATTAATAACTTTTCTTCTTTTACAAGAAAAGGTCTATATTTAATTTTTTGTCCCGTTGAAGGGATTGTCAATTCATGAGTGGATGTTGCCACTTTTGGTAATGCCATAATATTCTCCTATAATGTATTATATTGTATTCTTCTATCTAAAAATCTCTTACTCTGCCTTGTCTACTACCACCAGTATCCCGAGCTGCAGATGAACTTGCAAGTGCACTTGCCTGAGACCAGTCTTTATATGATATTTGAACTTGAAAGTCCATTACATCTTGATTATCCCAACCGAGTTCTACTTCTTCTATAGACATAGGATACACTTCATTTAATGTCATGACATAATTTTCTTTACCGGGAACTGGCGATTCAATATCCTCAGAATAGTGATAAATTTGTATCTGTCCTATCATCTTTGAATAATATCGAATATTGCGCGAACCAGTCGGTTGTATCCATTCCAACCATGTCTCCCAGAACAAACGAGCGTTAAAATTATTGGTATTGTAGAAGGCTAATGTTACTGGTTCGAATGTAACGCCATATGGTTTTTGGACATCTATACCATATATTCTATCTTCTGTTCGACTGAATGATTTTCCGGGCAACTGTATTGTATGACAAACCATTTGTGCTGCAGTTGACAGATTTTTCAACGGCATATCTTGGGGAGTAGACACCATAATAGAAAATTTATTTCTAGTTGATATACCCCCTTCATTACCAACTTTTGACATGAAGTCTGTTGGACTCAATGGTGTTCCCGACATTATGTTTCCTTATAAGTGAATGTTTTGCATAATAGATCGACTTTCGGCCCAAACTGCTGTTTTGTCCATTCCTCTAAATCTTTCTACAGGTAAAAAGAGTGCTGTTCCCCAATCTTCAGCTCCAACAGGTACCATAGGTGATCTCATATGTTGATCAAGATATCTATGAATACAAGGTCTTGCTCTTCTATATTTTGTAAAATTTCCTAAACTTTGATACGATAATTTTATTTTTGTTGTTTCATCTAATTCTTTATTATTTGCAAATGCCATAAGTTGATCTAGTAATATGGCTCTATCTCTGAGATATAGATAATGAAAATTAATACCTAGAAATCCATTAGTATATCTTTCTATTGGTAAAACTAAAGGAAACATATCATAATAAGGTAATGTTTTTTTGTGTTTAGGATCGTACGCAAAAAAATACATACCACCAGCTTCCCAAAATGTTGTTCGTTCGGACTGGGCTAATATCTGACCCGGTGTCCTCATTTGTTTTAATGCATATTTGGCAAGTTTGGTTTTAACAATTTTATTAAACCATTTAGTTGAAGCTTTTTGAAGTACCTGTTGTGTACCACTTCTAACCGCATTCGTGACCGCATTTAATAGTGTTCTTCCTACTGTTACAGCAACATTAACTGCTGCTCCTATTAATGGTGCCGCCATATTCTCCTTTATTATTTAAAATACTAGAACTATTTAGTTAATTTAAATGTATCTTCAGTTATTATGCGCCATTCCCATCCTTTGGATCTACAGAAGTGTTCGGCAGCTTTAAATTTAGCACTATTGATACCCCAAACTTTTACTTCTTTAAGATATCGTCTTCTATGTTTTGGATTTTCTTTCGGGGGTCGTGTTTGCTTTTTTGGTTTGATTTCTATTAACGATTCACCTTTAAGGGTTTTAACCCAGAAATCGGGATAATATCTGTGTACTTTATTATCAATAGGAGAACGATAGGGTATAATTACCTCTTCGCTTGACCAAGATATAACTTCAGGTTGTCGGTCTAGGTAGTTCATAAACTTTAATTCCCACCCAGAACGATAAATAATTTTAGTATGGTCGCCTCTGTATTTTTTATGATTTTGAGGCCGAAACTTCCCTTTGTATGCCATATAAATATATAGTAATAATAATTAACAGTTTTTATAGAAAGATAAACTATGAATGATCGACCCTTACAATGGCCACCTGAATTGGGTGCCGCGAATACAGGTAAAAAGGCTGATTCAGGCCTACAACATTGGGTACAGTTTGAGGGTAGTTCTTTTAAAGGACGTACACCAACTTGTGATATAGCACTATTTATTCCTCCGGATGCATTATCTACTGGATATAAATCAGAATATGAAAATGTTGAGGGTATGACAGGTAGCTGGTTTAGTGCATATCAGAAAGCCAAAAACGGCCCTACAATGGGTGTAGACACAGGAACCAGTGCCTGGGATATTACTAAGGGCTGGTGGAGCGGTTTGA